GATACTGTTAATCCAGAACCAGCAGTAGTACCAATTACTGCTACACTAGCAGATGATGGTTGATATTTTACATCGCCAATGTTTGAAATAGTTATTGCTGAAATCGATCCTGCTAAAGTAGCAGTTGCGGCCGCCAACGAGCCGCCGCCTCCACTAAAACTAATAGTTGGTGCAGTATCATATCCAGTACCTCCGTCAATAATAGTAACAGAGTTAACAATACCAGATAGCGTTGCTGTTGCTGTGGCTGTTACTAACGAAGTACAACCAGAACCATTTATTGGCGCTGAAATTTTTATTTCAGGAGTTACTTGGAAACTGCCTGGATCCGTAACATCCAATGATTTGACACTCCAATTTAAATCAACTTGGCATCCAGATCCTGTACCGCCAGTTGGTTGGTTATTAATTAATGTTGTTGGTAAAACAGTATAATCACCGTGATAAGTATAAAAATCCATTACCTCACTAATAGCAGTAATTGTTCCACTGCCGTCGACGGTCTCGACGTGAAATTGTGCCGCTTCGGAAAACGTGGCGCCAATATTATTAATTGTAAGAAGATCGCCGCCGCCTAAAAAGCCGCCGCCAGTATATCCTGTACCACCATTTTTAAGATAAATGCCACTACATACCAGGCCAGCGCCTGCATGACTAAGTTCCATATGCGGTGTAGTTACGGCAACAATATCAAAAGTGCCAGGACCGCGGGTAACCGTTATTTTGCCTGCTGTTGCTTGTGCAAATGTTACAGTTAATTGATTTTCATTAACAAAATTAATTATTGGGTAATCGTAATTTCCTTTAATATTATAATATTTTGTAGCATCAATTGATGCAGTATAATCTGTAGAAACAATGTTGCTACCCAGCGTTGTAACATCAACATTACTTAACTTTTTACCTAAGTTATGATTTACAGTCCAAACTGTCGCGGCCGTGTTAGTGTGTATATGCGTTCCATTATTTGTTCCCTTATCGCAAACAACGTACCCTGATTTTTGAACACCAGTTGGAAATATAACTTTTACATTATTTGCATCTGTGTGTTCAATAATTGGATGATCAAGTCGTCCAATAGCACTAGTATCATCATCATATATAATATCTATTGTACAAAATTGAGTACCTAAGTTATGTGTAACATTCCAAATATTTGCAGAATTTTGTAATGAACTTACAAATTCAGATTTAATTATATCTATGCTTCCAATAGTAACTGTGGAACCCCAATCAACAGTTAAATTATTTGCATCAACAAATGTTATGATTGGTGCATTATATATTGTACCGGCTAATTTGCTAGTGAGAGAATCAACAGATAGTTCAAGATTTAAAAGTTTTTGTCCTAAACCGTGTTTGATTTCCCACAATTTTCCACTGTATGATGGGGATGATGAAACTTCAACAGTTGGCACTTGTTGATAGCCAAGGCCTTTATTGGTAACAGTAATATCAGTAATTGCTGAGGATAATACTGCTTGCCCTACTGCCTCAGTATCAAATCCACCACCAGTAAATATTACTGCTGGAGGACTGCTATATCCCTGTCCTTTGTTTGTTATAGCGATTGATTTAATTTTATAATCAATTGCACTAATTGAAAACGAAGGTGAAGTTACAGTGTTTCCAACGTCGGTAGCATATGAAAGCGGTATACCAATATCGGCCGCTACATAATTAGTGCCGCCGGAACTAACGGTAAGTGCATTAATGCCAAAATGTGTTAATGTATCTAAATGTTGACTTGTTACCCAACCGTTGGGCTTATTATCTATATAGACAAAATCATTTAAATTATAAAATGATTTATTAGTTTGAACATTTGCAAATGCATTTTCTTTTGTTCTAAAGTTACGTTTATGCCACCAAAGAATATTTGATGCACTTTGCGATGTATCTTCAATAATTGCTGGAATAGTAAATTTACCTTTCTTTTCAATAGTGAAAGAAATATTAAATTCACCAGATGTAAACGGGTTTCCTGAGACAGATTTTAATGTAATATTCCCGGCCGGCACAGAAAATAATTTCTCAGTTCCATAATATTTGTCAACGTATCCGACCATTGATGTTAGAATACTACCATCGTCGACTGTATCCCCTAATTTAATTTGTATAGGAGCCATTGCACTTGTAATATCTAATGTGATTTCTTTAATATAATCTCTATCAGCACTAACAATATCGTAGAATGATAGAGAACTAACATTTGATTTAGTAGTAACAGCATTAGTTATTTTATTAGTTATAATTGCATCGCCGTTTACTATTTTAACATTATAAATGTGTGTTTCTGATATTAAAGAAACTACATAACCACCATCAATTTCTGCATTAGATCCATCTAATTTTTTCACATCTTTGAGTATAATAACGTCACCATTATTAAAGTTATGTTGAGATATAGCACTAGATGTAATTGATATTGTTTGGGACGACATTCCAACGCCTGCAAGACCAGTACCGCCAATTGTTAATGCAGTACCGTTATATTCTAGTTTTAATAGTCCGCCGGCAGTTTTACTTGCAAGAAAATCTTCTTGAGTTATACCACCATTAAGATCAATAACAATTGTATCTATTGTAATTTGACTAGTATCTACTGTTTGTTTTTCAAAGCCGTTTTTGTCTGTAAACAACAACCTATCTAATGCTTGGCCGACACCTTCTTTAACTTCAAGTCGGTTTGTTGTTGATTTTAATTTTAATCTAGTATCACTAATTTTTGTAATAGTTAAATTTGGAACATCGGCGGCTATAATTGCCGCTAGTATTTCAGTAATGGTTATATCATTATAATATGTGCCTTCTTCTATACCAAGAGAACGCAATGTTCCTTCGTGGAGTGGTGGATCATATAGTGTTAATATTCCGCCAGTATCTTTTTGTATGCGTAGTATATTGTTATGTGCTGACGCAGTAACGTTGGCCACGCCGCTAGTAATTGTTGATACAATAGCGGCTAAGTCATCACTTTGAGCTAAAGTAATCGGTGTTCCATCAACATTAATTTGAAGTAATGTTGCAGTTGCACTTATTGCTGGATTAACTGTTGTACCAATTACAACAACTGGTCGATCAGTAGGAGTACTATTAAAGATTACTTCAGTGCCAGCACCTGATGTTGTAGTATTAACATAAATCGAATCATTAACTGCAATCGACGTAACATCTGTTTTTAATTCGAGAGTTAATTCTGGTATAGCATCTGGGTCGTCAACTGACGCCGCTTCGGCTGTAGAAAGTGCAACAGTAGTTTTTGTTCCTGCGTCGTTATCAAATGTAACTTCAAATGTATCACCAATTTTTGTTGTTGGTGTTATTAGTGTTCCAACTATTGTTGGAACCGCTTGGCCTGTAATATTAACTATTGCTGTTGTTATCGAGCCGTCTATCCGTTCAATAATCTCAGGTTTTAATCCGCTATCAACTAATTTATGTACAGAGAATTCATTATTTGGGCCTCTTGCAATATGTGCAGTTGAACCTACTGTTGGTTCAGTTGTTGCATTAACATTAGTATTTAAACCTGCTAATGTAGTATTGTCATATGCTCGATATGTAATATCATCTTTATGTACATATCCCGCAGTTGGTAATGCAGTTATTTCTGTAGTACCAATAGTATTCTTTGGCCAAACTTCCATTACTGGTGTTTTTGGCTTTCGTAACCACCGCGTATCGTTTGTATGGTTAAGTTGTATAACATCGTCATTTAATGAATCAACCGATGTACTTTCATAAGTGAATTCAATCAATGGATTCTGTACCTTAACATCCGTTGCCTTAATTAATATTTCATTATCTGTGGTAATTCGTGTTGCACCAAAGTCACTTAGTTTAAGTGCAAACTCTTCATATAATGTAAGTGCATCTTCATTAGTAATATTTGTATTACGAAGAAGACTTTTAATACTTTGGTTAGATCCTTTTTGTCGAATAAATCCTTTATAAAATTCATACGAAATATCATCATTGCCAGTAATGTTTGTTAAATAATCTCTTGGTTGATATCCTGTTAAATGTCTGGCCGAATCTCGTTGTGCTTTAGATACAACAGCATCAGTAGTGTTATGAAATTTTCTATAATCATTAGCAACAGTATTAAAGTTTGGAAGAATAGTATCATTTTGAATAATATATCCACCAGACTCAACTTTACCGGTCCAGTCATTTGTTTTAACAGCACTAAGTTTTAATTTTTCTTGGCGTAATCGAAACACTGGGTCATAAATTAAATCATTAAATCCTGTTTTGTTTTCAAAAAACATAACGTGTTCAGATTTGAACGTATTAACTTTTAATCCATAGATACCTATTCCAGATACTGTGCTAACTGAAAATGTATCTGCTTCTCTTTTAATATTTAAATTAGAAGCAGGAATATAGCCACCATTTTTATCAAGAATAGAATAAGTTCCATTAATAATTTCGTTGATGCTACTAATGCGTCCAAGTGATGTTGAATCTAATTTAATTTTATGTGCTGATGGACTTAATGCAATAAACGCTCCATCATCCCAGGTTGTTAATTGAGCCCAAAATATAAATTCTTTACCAGCGTGTTTCCAATCTAAAATAGTTTCTGCATCAATGTCCCACTCATCAAATATAAATCCAACCGCAGTTAAATATCGTTGATAACTAATTAAGAAATCAAACACCTCTTGTACATTGCTAAATTCAAATCCGTATTCAACTTCGGCAACTACATCATAATGTGTAGTATATTCTTCTACTCGAACTTCTTCAGTATCAACTGAATTGCTAGGGCCAGTAGTAACACTTGGTATAATTCTAAATACGGGATTAAATGGATCATATCCAAATACTTTATATCCCGTACTTGTAACTTCGATAATTACTCCACTATATGATCTAACGCCTTCGCTGGCACTATTATAAATTGCAACAGATTTATCTTCTATTGGAATAAAAATACTATCCGAATCCCGTGTAGTGCTATACGAATCTGCTTGTATAGTAATGTTATTATTACTAATAAAGCCACCTGTTTTATAACCAAGATTTACTCCGGCTGTTTTTATGTCATTAGCAAAGCCAACATCATAACTTATTCCTTGATCTAATAATAAATTATAAATCCATTGCTGATATCCAAAAACATATTCTTTTGTTGTGCTAGTATCAGTAAGTCCTAATTGATGAAATCTTAGTTCACTAATTTTCTTTCTTTTACTTGTATCCTCAAATAAAATTTGTGCCTTTTGTGCTTTGGCCCTTTTTAAATTTAATGTATCCCAATTCTTAGTTGCCCATTCTGCTGGGCGAGTTAAGAATGCTAATTTATTAATAATAAATGGCCATACAGGGTTTAATCTTATACTAAATTCTGCAGGCCCATAATCGCCGTTGCGCCATGGGTCATCTCTATGTGGGCCATATGGAACAGTATATCCTGATGCAGTAATTTGTACTGCTGGATCGCCAAAAATGCCTGATTGTACTGGATCTTTAAGTGTACCATATCCATCAACGGGAATATAATTACTTAAACCTGTTCGCTTAAATGGGTTATTAGTTAAGTAACTACTATCTGTAAAGTTTTCTCTAGCACCTGCTCTAATAATACCATTCTCTAAATCAGACCATAATGCAGTGTTGGTTTCAAGTGTAGTACCATATTGTGCATCCCACCACGATGGTTTAGAAGCAAAACCAAGCATCTCCCATGGGTGTGTATGTGGTCTATGTGTATCATAATAATACAAATAAATTCCACGCCATGCACCGGGTACTTCTTTGCCGTCTCTATCTGCTTCAGTAGCATAATTCCAAGTAAATGGTGAACTGCCATCATAGTCACGATGTGTAAATATATCAACTTTGTTTTCAACACTCCAACGTTGATATATTGGTTCCATTATTCTATTATATTCAAATAAACTATAATCATTATCTCTAAATTTGCCTGGAACATATTCGTATTGATTTAGTTCTGGCATATAATCCTCAGAAATAAATTTGTCTGGAATAGCATTATAAATTCTTTTTTCAAGTTCTAATAAACAGTCATCCTTGTAATCACCATACATTAAAGTACGAGATCCATCATGGCCGACTATAAAGTTTTTAGTGCCATTAAAATATGTATTATCACCTTCGGCTTTTGGACGATATACTTGATACATTCCCAACATACTTGGTGTTGACGGAACAAAAGAATTTTGTATATTTTCAAATTCTCGTATTTGAATTTTATCATCTTTTTGTACACCATCTGTAAAAATAATACGTGTAACTGTAGTACCAGAACTAGTAATGGTTGTAGCAAATTTATAATCAGATACTTGATTTAGTAAACTATAATTAGTTTCAATATTATTCTTTTTGTATATGTAAATAATTTTTGTACGATCATTAACACCTGTGATTGATAACAATGATGATAAATCAATATGATCAGCATTAAATGGTACAGTTACATCTGTTTTTATAAAGTTATCTCCAAATGCAAATGCTTTTGTTTCTTGAAATACTTTTAAATTACTTCTTGTTGAATACATATCCAGTAGGATAGTATCTACAAATACATCTATAGGTGTAGTTAAATGCTTTGTTACTAAAAATTCTGCTCTTTGTAAAAATTTATTTTTAAAATTTACATATTGTCGTTGATTAAATCTTATCGAATCTAAAATATGAAACGATTCATGATTAGCAAGTAACCCCATAAGAGGTAACATAGAACTTTCATGTTGTAGTATTTTTAATCCTAAACTCAAATCTTTTTTGCTGTCTCGATAATTATTATTTCCATATGCAATACCAGAAAAATCAGATTGATTTTGAATAATCGATGTAAAATGTTCTTGTAGTTCACTCGAACTTGCAGAGGTTATATCATTATTATCGGGATTTGCTTCCAATGAATCCGGAATTTCAAAATAATGTACATCATTGAGATTAACAGCATCTTTAGTAAATGATTTTACTTCAATTAATTGGTCTTTGCTTAATATTTTATTAGTTGTAAATGTTAATGTATTATCACTAATATTATAATCATATGCTGTCGATGTTGTTGATTGCTTTGCTAGATCACCGTCAACTGTAACTATTACATCTGCTGGACTATTTGTTACAGGTGTAGTTTGTAAAATATATTCTTGTGTACCGTCGACATCTGACTTGTATTTTTCAATAACCCTTTGCTTATTAAATACATTAGTAGGATTCCAACTATTATTAAAATTATCAATTTTCCGTGTTTCAGGCGGAATTTTAAATTTAACTTCTGTCCAGCCATCTGTTTGCCACGTCATATCTTTACCACTGTAAAGAATACCATCACTAATTGTTACATAATCACCATGATTGATTGTAGTTGTTAAGTTTAATAATACTCGGCTGATACCGTTTGAGGTATCAATATTAATTGTATAAATTCCTGTTTGGCCTTCAAGTAATGCTAAATCTACTTGCTCGGCCCACGCTATTTCGGCAGGCGTGTCATCATCCCATTCGTCAATATCCCACCTTGCTGAAGTATAATTTTCTGCGTTGTTGATTAAAATAATTTTTTTACCATCATATGATGCTATGTCATCAAATTCTGCTATTTGACTTGATAAGTTTCCATGTATATTATTATAACTTAATGTATCTTCGACTAAATCAACATTTTCGATAAATGTTACATCACCAATGTCTCTGTTTAAATTATATTGGTTATAATATTTGTAACCAAAAATGTCATATTTACTTGATGTTCCCCAGGTAGTTGTGTCTTCTAAATTATTTTGGAAAACAATATCAGCAACCTGGCCAAATTCTTTGTATTCTAATGCTTTACCTATAACCACATCAGCAGTACCGGTTGACATTTTATAACTAAAAATAGGGTTTCCTGTAAAATCACTACTCGGATATATGCCAATATCGTCTAACTTAATTGTATTTAAATCATATAATTGGAATAATGGCTCATCATTTTGTGCAGTCTTACTTTGACTTAAAATCCAATCGGAGCCAGTCCAATGATATTCTAAACCTTTTCGTTCATCGCCCTCTGTAACAAGGATTTTTTGTTTTGTTAAAATACTTTTTATTTCTACAAGCGTACATACACCTGATGTTACTGTAGCCCTATAAATTTTTCCTAACTGATCGGCACCAGAGCCGGAATCGATATCCCATGGCTTTGAATCCCATTGTCCTTCGGTTGCGCCCGAAGTTGCATTAACAATTTTCTCGCCGTCCCATTTAATAAAAGTTAACAAGTTAGTTGAATTTAAAAAGATAATTGTATCATCGGTTGCAATAGTAATTCCGTCAATTGTAACATTAGATGCATTATGAACAATGTCATATGTTTGATCGGCCGCAAAGTTTACAATGCCAGCACTTTCGATACCATAATTATATAGTTCTAGATCATTATCAAATTCAATAATTGGGCGAACGGCCTTACGAGCAGAATCTAATGCAAATTCTGTTGCTTTTTGTGTAACAGTTGAATCCCACGATACTTCGTCCCAGACATCGCCTGTTTTGTCCCATGGATTATCAACAATATCATTATATGTAACTCCGGTCGAAATACCAGTACCTCTTAATAATACATCTTTATGGTACCAACCATTTGTGCGACTCCATGGATTTGTATCTACAGCGCCTCGTTCAATAGTTATATAATCTATTTTATCAGTTATTAATGTTGGTGTATATGCCCGTGTATCATTAAGCACTGGTGATGTTATGTCTAGTAAATCGATACTTGTACCAACTCCTGTTACAATATAATCTTTATTAAGATATCCTTGTGGAGAAATATTACTACCAGTAAATCTAACTTTTAATCCATTAGTAAATTTTACCTCATTATATGATGTAAATGATGTTTTGCCAATTATATCAGATACAATATTAAGATTTGTACTGCCTTGTATAATATCAAATCTAATAAGTTCTGCTGGTTCGTACCAATAATAATTTTCATAGTTAATAAATTTATCTATGTCAATTGGAGGTGCCCACGAATATGCTTTAGATTTAAATAATCTATTATGATTGTCAACATTGCTTCCTTCAACTGCTAATGTTTTAATCGTATCATCATAAAACAATGCATTTGTAATTTCTGCTGTGTCAATATCTTTTGTTGTTAATACCGGTTCTAATTGATAGTTTTGTCTAGTATAATCAATTTCTGGTAAGAAAAAATCTTGATCAGGTTTGAAAGATTTTGGATCTTTTCTTCCAATATAACCAGTTACTTTTGATGTGTTATCATCTGAAAACCATTGGTCAATTGTACTCTGGAAAAATTTATCCAGGGTATTAGTTTGCAGTATCTGTGGTAATTTTTTAAATGTTCTTTCTGTCATATTATCTAATCTTTAAATTCTGTTCTGTAAATCCTTTAACAACGTCGATATCAGTTACTTTTGCAACTGGTAAAAATAGTTCGTCAACTTCTGCTTTAACTTGGAATAGGTTACCAAAGTTACTTTCACTGTTTGTTGGCACTAATGCAACACTACTAATATTTGTTGGCATTGATTGATGTATAAATGCCGCAAGTTCTGTATAATAAAAACTCTCTCCCATGTCCCAATTATTAAGTAAAAAGAATCTATTAATTGCTTCAATAACTTGGCTCTTTACTTCGTTGTCACTTATGTCAGATCCAAGTGTTTTAATAACTTTAAATGTTGCTTGTAGTTCGGTTATAGCCATTGAACCGAACAGTAATTTAAATTTCACTGGTCGGTAAATAATTTGATCACTAATACTTTTATAGTTATTTAAATTATTAAACGAAATTGATAACTCAGTATTAGTTGGTGGAGCAGGAAATTCTACTAGTGTTTTATTATTTGCCTTCCACGAAAGAACGTTATCATAATATGTTTTCGTTAATATAAAGATATCTATTAAGTTTGTTACGCTTGGATCAACTCGTTGATCGGTTGGAGCATAATGTTTCCATTGGAAGAATATTTTTTCTTCTGTGCTATTAGCAATTGTACTATCAGACGAATTAACTTTTGGTGTATTATATCCGCTTCTTCCAATAAATGCTGATAGTTTTAAAGTTCCATCAGTAGCATTTGTTAATGTAGTTAAACCATATGGCGTTACCGAAGCAATTTTCTTAAACACTTTTAAGTCTGTTCTGTAAATATATTTTCCAGCGTATGTAGAAGCATTTTGGATAATAACATTTTCTTCTGCTTGTGTATCTGCTTGTAGTACGTTTCGTGAAAGTTTATAATATGTATATCCGTCAAAGTCCGTATAAGTTTCTTCAAACAAATATCTTGCTACATCAACAAACTTGTCGAAACTTAAAGGATCATCTGGAATACCGTCGCCATCATTGTCGTGAAATGTAACTAATACTTTACGAGGATCTTGATAACCATCCGAATACGTTAACAATTTTGAAAGATTAAATTTAATATCTGTTTCTAAATTCTGATTTAATTTGATTACCGGTGTTCCTATTGTTGTTACCGGAGAATCTCCAGTTGGTGTTGAAAATGATACCGTTGTATCGCTAGTATAACCGTTACCTGGATCGGTAATTTCAACATGACTAACAAATCCATCGATATTAATAGTGCTTGCACCAGTACCATTGGTTGTTTCGGCATATGAAATAAGTGGACGTCCTGTATAACCAAATCCAGGATCAATAATATCAACTGATCTAATCGACCCGCTATTTGCAATTGTGCAAACTGGAGCAGGTGTCCAACCAGTGCCGCCGTTGTTTATTATTACAGCAGTAACCGCGCCGCCTGTTATTGTTACTGTGCCGGTGCCGTTGATCCCTGTATTTCCTGAGAACGCAACTGTTGCCGAAGTATATCCCGAGCCGCCGCCTGTTATTGTTATTGTATCAATTATACCAGATGCATTTACAGTACACGTTGCAGTTGCTAATGTACCATCGCCCGAAATTGTTACCAAGGGCCGTGAATAATATCCGTTACCTGTGTTTCCTATTACAATACCGGTAACATTACCGGTAGCATTAACTGTTGCTGTTCCTGTAGTTGATGTGCCGCCAATTGGTGCTGTAGTAAATATTACCGTTGGAGGACTTCCTTGTGTATATCCTGAACCAGTATTAATCATTGTAACTGCTGTGATACTACTATTAAGTGTAGTTGCTCGTGCTTGTGCAATTGTTGAATATCCGCCTCCAGTAAATGTAATAATTGCTGGTAGGTCGACACTAGTATAGCCCGAACCAGAATTAGTAACAGTTATACCGGTAACTGTACCTTCTTGGGTTGCGGTGGCTGTTGCTTGGCGCGATACACATGGTGCTGTGCCAGCAGGCGGCGCACCGATAGTTATTGTTGGAAGTGATTGATAACCACCGCCGCCAGTAAGGGGACTTGGTGAAAATGCAATGGATATAACTTTCCAATTAAGATCGAACGTTGCGCCGAGGCCACCTAATACTGGTACAGCAATTCCACCAGCAGTTGTGATATAATCACCACCTGCAAGCAATGTTGCGCCAGTAATTGCGCCGCCGCCGTCAACTGTATTAACTGTTATTGTTGCCGCTGTACCGCCAGTGAAGTCTCCACCACTTACAGTAAGAACATTACCTGCTGTATATCCTGCGCCGCCGTTGTTTATTGTTACTGGCGCACAGAGAGTTGGTGTACCTGTGTCATCACCTACTGCCATATGTGCGACGCCAATGGCTTGTGTACCAAGTGCCGTGCCACATGAAATTGTTGCTTTACCAGCAGTTGGTGTAATCCAAGTTATTGTTAAGTTATTATCGTCAACAAATGTAATTGTAGGAGCATCATAATGCCCTCTAATATTATAATATTTTGTTGCATCTGGACTTGCAAATCCTGCCATCAATAATGCACTACCTAGTTTTGCAATATCAACGTTGACATGCTTTTTACCAAGATTGTGTGTTATGTTCCAAATTCCTGCTGGTGTCCCAGTAGTAAAATTAAATCCTGTGCCAGTTGCACCATTATTACCAAGGTTATGTGTTACAACAACATAACCGGCTTTGGTAACATTGGCTGGAAACTTGATTTTACATTGTGTGGTGCTAGTATATTCAATAATCGGATGATCAAATCTGCCCTGGGCACTTATATCTGTCGAACCCTCAGTATAAACAACATCAATATTTGGATATTGTTCTCCTAAGTTATGATTAATAATCCATTCATTAGTACTTAATTGTGCTGGGCTAACAAATTTTGACTTAATAATATCAATATAACCAATTGTATTTGAGTCCCATGTAACTTTTAAATTATTCTCATCAATAAATTCAACTGTCGGCTGCGAGTAAATATGATCAATTGCTAAATCATTCCCTCCTGATGTAACAATAATTTCATAATTAACATACTTTTGATTTAATCCATGATTTACATTCCAAACTGTACCTGAAAAACCAGGAGAATTAACCGTAACATCGGGTGTTGTAATATAGCCTCCGCCTTGGTCGGTTATTGTAGCGCCTGTTAATGCAGTGTCAATTGTTGCATATCCTAATGCAGTTATGCCGCCGCCGGCCGGAGCAGGAAATGCTATTGTAGGTAGTGATGTATATCCTGCACCCGAAGCAAATAACTCAATTCCAATATCAGATATAGTATCATCTGCAATTGTTGGCAATGCTGTTGCTGACTCAGATAAATTTGCTTTTAATCTAAGAGAGCGGCCGCCGGTTGCAGTATTTAATACCCCGGAATTGTTAATCATAATTTCATTTTGAATACCGTTCGAATCAACTGTAACACTATCTAAATAAGTTAGTGCAGGATCAATTGGTGCATATTCTGAACCGCCAATACCACCTGAAAGAAAGTTCCACGAAAGTTGTGCTACTGCGGTGGCCGGATCAATTTCGCCAGGCTGTTGAAATTCAACAACAGGTGATGATGTATAACCATTACCCGGTGTTAAAATATTAATTCTATCAATTTGTGATCGTTTATCACTATTAATTTTTAAAAGAGAAATTACATCTCTTTTTGCTTGTCCTGTTTTTACATCAACTGTTTTAAATGCATTGTCAAAATAGAATCTAACGTCTTCTTCACTTTCAAAAATATAACGCATTCCTCTTGTTGATAAAGAAAAGTTTGCACTAGTAAGTGATGTTGCTTCAACGTATTCTATTTTAATAATCCAACTATCATCTTTATTGGTATTAGTGTTATCTTGTGCATTAACTAAACTAAATTCTGTTGCTGTAGATAAGTTATTAGGATTGATTACATAAAATGCTGAAGTTTTATAATCATAACCAATACCAAATGTGTTTTTAAGATCAAGTTGTGTAAAAATTGCTGTTTGTTCGGTGGTGTTAAATAATTTTCGAAATTTTGGATAAACCCGTGTTAAAATATATCCATCTGGTATAGAAACATTTAATTCAATCGGTCCAGTTGTTAATCCTGTTGGATTTCCTGATACAGTTAAATTTTCAACTGTAGCAAATAATGTTAAAGACCTTGCAGAGTTTTGAAATTCTAGTAATGATTTCTCAACAATAAATTTATTTTTTCCTGTGCCGCTTGTACCTACAGTTTGATAATTAGTTGCAATACTTGCTACGTCTTGTTTTACAAAATACCCTTTATTACCGTCGGTTGACGATGGTAAAGTAACCCATTGCATAACTTCACTGGTAGTGAATCGCCATGCTGAACTGCCATCGGCTGTGTGTACTGCTTTTCGATAAACATCATAATAAAAATTAATAACGTCGTCCTCTGATAATTGAGGTTGAACATATCTTTGAATAATAGTATTAGATGTTGTTGAAGATGTAAGTTCAGCAACAACTTGAATGTTCTGTTCGTCTTTGTAAATAAACCCATCTTCGGCAAATACATTTAAATTTTGTACAGTGCCGGTTGGATCATTAATGTCAATAAACCTACTATGCCCTGCGTGTGTTCTATTAATGGCTTTGATTTTAATAATGTCTGAATTCTTATATAATGGATATGTGTTATAATCCTCACCATTAACCATTCGATCCTGTGTATAAAATACTTGAGGAGCATTTGTTTTAATTTCAGCATTTGTTTCAGTTGCTAAACTATTGCTAATACTTCCAACAAGTCCAAGTGTTATGCTTAAGATATGAGTGGTATTGTTTTTACCTATGTAAGGTACTTGAATTGTTTGTAAACCAATATCTTCTGGACGGGCCGTTGTTGTCAGGTTTGCACTTTGCCTATACCATACTCGTGTAGTTCCTGACGGTGCATCGCCAAATGAGCCATCTGCAAATCGTAATGATATTTTATCATTAACAGCCGACGTAACTGCAAAAATCTTTCTTTTATTTTTAAGTAAACTATTATAAACTACACTAGTACCATTTACGCTAGGTACTTTAGTCCAACTATCAAGTATAGTACCGGTTGAATCAACAGTTTGACACCAAACATCAAAATTATTAATATTCTCTTTATTAATAAAGATTTCTCTATTTGGTTGTGGCAGATCTAATGCAAAATCATCGAATGATAATGCACCTTGTTTTAGGTACATAAAGAATCCAGTTTGACTACTGTTATTACCTAAGCCATCATTGATGTAAAACATACTTAATCCATTTGCAGGATTTGGTTCTATTTCTTTCATAAACATGCCGTCTTCGAATGTAGCATTAACTACTTCGAACGGAAAACTTGCACCGTTAACATCCCCATTTAAAGAATAAGTAACTGCTAGATTTTTAATAGCATCAATAGTATATACTTCAATTGGAACAGCATCTACAGTACCTTTTTTAACTGGAGTACCATATGGGTTTTGTGCTAGGAATGCCGCATTAAGTATTAATGTTAATTGTTCTAAATAATCAACATTATTTGGATCATTCCAATTTATTACTAAATTTGATAAATCATTTCCTGCACTATCAATAATTTGTTCGTCGGTTGATACAGCGAAAATCTTTATGACGCCGGCCGCTGGAAGATTTCTCTTTGGAGTATAATTTAACATTTTTGCTAAACGTCGAATACTTTCGGTGCGTTCAGCAGTATCTAAAAAGTTTTCTCTAGTATTTAAGTCTTGTCTAAATGCAATTGTTTGGCCCATATATGCAAGTAGTTCAATGATAGCAATAAATTCACTGCTTTCGATAAAGTCATTAAATTCTTCTGGAAAATGCCGTTGTAAATATTCAATCATCGCACGTTTAATCGTATCAAAATCATATGCAGTAAAGTTAATTTCACTGAATGTTCGATAAATTGTTCTAAAATCTTCTGCGGCGAAAAAGTTATTTTGTCGTTGTATTTGGGCCATTATTTACTCCTGCAACTCCGTATTAAATTGTATTGCTAATGAATCAGTTATACCATCGGGTAAGTACGTTAATTGCATTTCTAATGTAATACTGTTATCAGTTTCAGTTAGTTGCGTATCACGTAATTCGACACGCGGATCTTCATTAACGATTCGTTCGGCATCTTGTAAAATTGCATCTTTTGATATTTCATCCAATGGATCCATTAGTAAATCATAGATTATGCTTCCAAAATTCGGAAGCATGACCCTTTCCCCCATTCTAGTACTAAAATGATTTAATAAATCGATTTTTACTAAATCCATACCGGTTGCTGAGTACGAGGGCTTATCTCGATTAACTGTTGTAAAACCTTTGAAATAATAATCTTCCATATCTAATATACCGTTTTAATTATTTATCGTCGTAAATTCTATAGGGTTATATTAAGATATAAGAATTAACCTAGAAGGGTACTTACATCCTCTTCATCGTTTTCGGCCACTATTACAACGCTTCTGGCTGGAAATGTAGTAAATAATTTTGCTTCGCGTGTGCGTCTGTTAAGTAATCCTTTACTAATAACTTTAGTTGGTACAAACACGGTTTGACCATTAACTGTTTTTTCAATATTTTTTGTAACTTTAGACCATTTCATCATTTCAGATGGTACTTTTTCTATATTACCAGCATTAATTTCTTTTACTAATGTGCTTTTTCGAAATGCATTAATTCCAATGTTATAAGCCATAGATGTTAATGCATCAAATTGATTTTGCGTTAATGGTTTTGTAATAGCGCCTTTTACTGCTCGTTCGGCCTCTCTCATATCTTGTGCTAATAATTCTTTTGCTTTTGCTTTATCAATAGTAGTAAATGATTCGCCTGCTTTAATTAAATGGCCATAGCCAATTGTAAGTTTACCAGCAGAATCTTTATAAGGAGTAGAACTATATCCTTCAAAATCTTTAACTATATCAACTCCCTTTTCACTTACTTTTGATAAGTTCATGTCGTGTAATATTGCTTCTCCGGCGGAATTAACTGGATCACTCTTTTTCTTAAATATTGGGTCACCTTCTGGCCCGAAGCGAACGCCTTCGTGAATACCCGTTTGATCAATTTTATCTAATGGTTTTGTTGCACTGGAACTTATTGCACCATCTTTAATTGGTTTATTAGTTGCTGGGTCAATAAATTTAGGTTCAACTGTATCGGAGGCCGCCTGAGGATATAATCCTCGAGTTAATTCATTTTTATGATATTGATATGGCTCTCTACTTGGCAGGCGAGTATGCCTGCCTTCGTGTGGTAAAATTTCTGGGCCTACACACTCAACGTAAGTTAAGACATCGTCAACAATTATTAATTCTGGAAGTATTGGCGCCGCAGGAAATATATCTGTTACGGCCTCAGGTCCGTTCATATGAATTTCTGGGGCAGTTTCTTTATAAATGCCACCTGCTTTAACATTCATTTCATCGTTTGATGTAAAAAATGCTTTTGCCGCAGTGTGATAAGACATATTGTCTATCACATGATAATGTAAAGTTTTATGTATTAAGTGTCTCACATATCCAGCAATATCAGTTTCGATATCACCTTTATCTAATGTACCATGTATATGCCCGTTTTTTAATTCATAGATAATTGAACCATCAGCAATAGGTGTTTTAATCGGGTCACTTGCTTTTGCTGGATCATATGTTTGTCCTAAATCATTTGTTGAAATTCCCAAAGGTGGTGCATAATCGGCGGGCATATGTAAGTTAAGATCACGTCCAATGTCAATATTTAAATCTCTATCTGCCCGTATGTTAATATCTTCTTCTGCTCTAATCGAAAGATGCTGACCACTATAAATTTCAACATTACCAACTTGATCTAATTCAATCCATGCCGTAGCATCCTTATTACAAATGTATACAAATCCTGATGAATCATGTAATAAGATTTGTGCGCCTCCCCGAGTACGTAATCGTATAAGTCCATTTTTATTATCATCCATAGGATCGCCATCATCCATAACAAATGTGTGGCCACCTGCCCTTTTAAAAGTTTCGCCAACCCTTAATGCATCAGGGTCAATTGGACCCGGGGTGCTCATACCATATACGTGGCTTGGCGTTTCTCTGGCCGCACTACTTGATGTTGTTCCTCTATACGGGTCTTCAATTAGACCTTGAGCAACCAATCTGTCATATGTTGGTTTATGATATGGCCGCAAGGGAGGCATTAATGGATCATTTAATGCTGGATCATATTTGTTATATTCTGTTGTTGGAACAATCGGATAACACGGAGCATCGTGTTTGTCGTATACTCCTAATCCTGGCATACTATGATTCATAAAAGAATCTAATAAACAACCTATCCATACACCGCGAGATAGGTCACCACCAATAAACATTACTAATACTTTATTACCAACATCGGGTGGTACTGCCCAAAAGCCATATGAGGTTGGAGTAAAATCATATGTTTTGTCATGGATCCAATGTCGTTCAGCGGCCGGCGTTGATCCACCAAATGGTGTTGCATATGAAACTGTTTTCCAAAGTCTATAATTATCTTCGTCGCCGCCCATATCTGGAAGATAAACTTCAAGTCTTCCCATATGTTGTGAATCGCGTGTACCTTTTACAATGCCAATATATAAACCATAGAATTTTTTATCACCGGTATCGCCTGTAAAATGCCCCGGTATTTCTTTTGATTGATTATACGACGGTAGATCGTCTTTTCTTACCATAATTATATCTCACCATTACCCAATTTGAGCGCCGCCTGCTTCCATGTTCTTAGCGTTATCAATTGCGATGTATTTGTCTGTTATGTGATAACCAGTTTTTTGCATAAATGCTTTATTTTCTCTGGCTGCGGCCGACATGTTTTGGCCGCCGAATACTGTATTTAAATCTATACTAGTAGATCGTGTCAATGCTAATTCCTGAGAATATTCACCGTCTGAAAAATTATGTACTGCCGAAATTACTTGATAAACACCATTTAACGAATTGCGTTGTTGAATTTCCATTACTCCAGTTTCTGGATCATATGTATTAGATTGATCTGCAATAATAATACAATACGCTTCACTAATACTTGGTGTAACAGACATGTCCTTGCCGAGTGCATCAAGTTGTTTTCCTTGATATATCTTCGGCCACCAAAATGGGTCTCCTCGAATCGTCAGGGTAACGTTTACCATGTTCGTATTTTTACTTTGATAAATCTCTGAAAAAATATTTTTTCCTCTATCGTGGCCTTCTCTTATGCCAGCACTTTCTGTTTTTGCTACTACTGAACTTGCAAATTTTACAGGAAACATTACTCCTTGGTCAATTGCACTTTCTACAAGTTCATCGTTAATATCATTTAAAAATGTAGTTTTACCTAAAGCAACAGGCAACGATGCTGGCTCCCAACTAATAATCCGTATCGGGCCATTGCCTTTTTGGAATGCCCTTTGATTCGCCCCAAGGCCTTTTATTATGCCTTGTCTTTGTTCGGCGCCCATACCTTGTACATTAATGATTCGAACTTTTTCGCTTACTTTTGCACCAGTTCCTTGTAGGGTGCGGATCACTTCTTTTTCTTGTATAGATATTATTTCGTCAGCATGCCGTTTTTGTTCGGACGTAAGTTTTGCTTCTGCTTTCGCAATTTCAAAACTATCTATCATTGGATTTCCGTCATCGTCATATTCAATATTTTGCTTCGCTGCCTCTACTTCCTTTTCGGCTTTTTTAACAGCACCCGCCGATTGTTTTTCGGCTTCTTTAAGAACTCGCAAATCTATTAAGGCTTTATCGGCAAAACCTAAATGTGCCGCACCTTGTTTAGCATCTCCTACTTGTACACCGTGTTGTCTTTGTTGATAACCTGAAACGATACCTGAGTATAATTGATTAGCATTGAATACTAAATTATCAAATGTCCACTCAAGGCCTTTAATTTCAGTATTTAAACCAGTATACATATGATGATAACATTTTCTTACAAAGTTTCCTTTAAGCATTGCTTGTAACCGTGATATCGAAACACCTTTATTTTGTGTTGTTGTTGCTTGTTGAGTTTCAGAATAACTTGGAGCAGAGCTTTCAAACACTTTGAAAAAGTTTTTGGATGCATATTTGCGTCTACCTATATCATAATCTTTTAATATAACTTCACTTTCGATTTGAATAAATTCTCGTATTATATTATCTGGATTTATATTTTTTAGATCTTTTGCGGCCGTCTTTGACGCCGGATCTACAAGGCCAGAAATTAACGCTTGTGCTTCAACAGTATTTGATACAAGATTAATAATAAGGTCAGTTAATCTAGTACCCCTTGCCGCAGTAATGGTAACTTTTCCTAAAGACTTATTTAAATCAGCAGTATGTGCGGACTTTGCTTTTGATGTCGATTCGGAATTTTTGAGAGACGAAGACACATTGCGTGATGGGTGTCCTTTTGGTTCTGGTGTTGCAATACTTGTTTTTGGGTTGAATTCCGCTTTTTGGTTTGCTACATTATCAAAAAGTTTACCTTTACCAACTACCATTTTATAATCTTTAATTTTATTAATGCCGCCGCCGCTTGTTTCTGGAAATTCAATATAAATTTCATCTGGAATGATATGTACATCTTTGCCGTTAGTTTCTAACTTATACATTTCCGTAGTAATTTGTGTAAGAATTTCACCAACAGTATACCCTGATACAGTTATTTCTTCTTGTGTCGTTTGTAATTGATTATTAAATACTTGTGCGCGATAACTGACGAATGTAAGTTCATATGTTGAACCACCTTCGTCTAATGTTGCGGCACCTGCTTTAGCAATTCTAACTGGGAAACATCTAAATATTTTATTAATTTGTTTCTCCGGAGCATCAGTAATTGAATTTCTGCCATTCCACTCAACGTGTATAAACATAGGCATCTCCGTATGATCTTGCCATCCTCCAACAATTGATGCTTTAATTAATAAATCTATAAAATCATTATTAGTCGGCGCTTTAATAGTAACTGTAACATCTAATGGTTGTGTACCTGTTCCTTGATCTGGATTTTTGCCAATAGTTGTCTTAAAAGATAATCCTTCTATATAAAATTCATCGGTGCCGGCCGATTGTGTTACAATAATTGCATTGTTTTTATAAGCATCAAGGCCTTTCATTGCAACCTCATTAATACGATGCCCTAAAACAATATTTGCAGGCAAAGCAAATAAGGTAATATTATATGCGACTAAATTAAACCCGGCAGTATCGTCTTCGTTAAAATATAATTTATTAGTTAAAAATTTATCTTGAAATAATGCATTAAGATCATCATATGATATTCGATTTTGATCTACACCATTTGATGTTGTTGGGGCCGTCGGATCCGACACTTTATATTTGTTATTTCTAGGTGTATTTGGATTGCCGCCGCGGATATTATCTGATAGTTTGGCTTGGACATGAACGGCATGTTGATCAAACATATCGCCAAGATTACCCACGCTCTCTGGTCCTTCAGTCATAGCAAGGCCGATCGCCGTGTTTTTTCTAACTTGTGCTTTTATTCCCGCCATTGCTACTGCAAATTCAACATCGCCTAAGTCATGAAGATCTTGTTTAGTAAGTGCGGCCATAAATGGTGCTACGATACCTTTAACTTCGGTATTGTTTGAACTCTCTGTACCTAGTTGTGGGTTGCGTACTGAATTAACGCCGCCGCGGGGGATTACCTTTTGTTCTTGTCGTGTTTTTATTTCTACCCCACCAAAAGGATCAATTCCCACTGATGAAGTACCTTGCGGAGACCGGAATGGCTCTTCGGCGACGTTATTTAGATCGGCTGCTCTTTTACGGGCCCGTCTGCGGGCCTTTATGATGTCCCTGATGGATACGTTCTTTTTTTCAGTACCCATTTTACGACCTGCTTATAACGTTTATACGATTTGATGGGATTCGAATTTCTAAGCCAGATACAAAATCTTCGACCGGATCTATAAGAATATCGACATTTCGTAAAGCAAAGAGCCACCAATAGTTAGGCGACCCATATATTTCAGTTGCCATTAAGTCTGGACGTTTATTATATTTTGTTGGAATAGTTAGTTTTTCATCGCTATTCGAAAAGGCCACGCCAGGATCCTGCCAGAGATCTAAGTAAAAATCTCTTCTATATGTATTAGAATAAAAACTATCATTTCCAGCCATTAACTAAACCCCTTTCCAAGTAATTTACCGTTAACAAAATCCTTCATTGTAAACTGTTTTCTTGTCTCATATGTATTATATGCTGGTGATAATGATAAAATAAAAGTAACTTTAATTGGTATAAATGTTTGGTCTACAATTGGATTGCCGCCTTTAATTTGGCCATGAGCATTTTCAATTCTTGCAAAAACATAATCAGTGCTAGTATCTAATGCATAGTTTAAGTTAGAAATTACTACAGGAATATTTTTAAAAAATCCTGGGCCATATCCACTAAAGTTTAATACAGGTGGTGGAACCCCTCGATTTTTATCGTTTTCTCCAAATCCCATTTTCATTGCTGATTTAAAGAAATGCAATGCCGCTACTGCATATTTTGCTTCAGCAGTTGTTGCCGCAGTAAACTCAGCAGAACAAGTAATTTCTTGCATAGAATGATTTTGAAAAAATTTATATACAAAATTACTATGCGTTGGTTGATGCGTTCCATAATTTGAAACATAAGATGCATTAATCATTGGTGTATAAGGAAAAATTACACCATTGTCATTTAGTAAAGGGCCGAGGATATCGGTTGTTTTAACCTCGGCGCCAAGTGATTTCCCTATAGAATGTTTACAAGTTAATCGAACTCGTGGGTCTGATTGCATTATCCTAACCTCTTTTTGAGCATGTCGAATGCATTCTCATCAAATTTTCCAAATAAATCAATAAACATTTCCTTTTGTTCCTCGGCATCTGCTGTTTTAAAATTTGCTCTAATTTCGCTTGCGCTAGTTGCTGGTTTACCTAACACTTGAAATTCAAATGTTGGTACTGTACCAATGTAACTATGTTCTGCAAACGGTTTAGCATCTTCCATATTAGTCCAACGTTGAAAATGTGTTGGGCCTGTTCCACTTTTTAACATTTTTTGTCCCGAGTCAGGAAAACTAAAACGAGGATCTTCGGCCATATCTTTTTCACTTACAACGTATAGGACAACAATCTTTTTTGGATCATATTTGCCTGTAATTTCTACAGCATTATATGGATTTTTTGTTTGTATAATTGCATTCGAGTCGACCCCACCAAGGGTCATAAGTTGCTTTTTATCAGCAAACCCCATTGGATGTCTGTCGCCGCCAGAAACGTCACTAGTTGAAATAAACACATCGCCCTTACCTCCATATTGTTTACGAAGATAATTATATACAGCACCATGTCCCTTATGGAACGGTTGGAATCTACCAGGGTATATGGCAATGATTTTTTGTGTAGTTGCTTCAAGCAATTCAAGTATACGCATTAAATCATTCTCCTATAACTTTATTTATCGTAAAAAAATCTTCAGAATTTACTTGACCTTGCAAGGAAAATATATTATAATATACAATATAGGTAGGAGAACATAATGGCAAGAAGACAAAAATATTTAAATAATAAAGACATGCTTCTGCAGATACACAAGTCAAAAACTAGTTTCTGTTATTATATTGATAAAAGTTATAATGATTTTGATATTATTTTGCCAAGCGTTGATGATATTATTGAGGAAAATATTGTATTAGCAAGATTAGCAAAGGCTAAGCGTATTAAAGATGGTATTGTAGCACGAATGAAGGAAGACGGAAAAGTTGTTAAAGCATCTAATATTCATGTTGATCCTGATAATGATGTTCAATTAGAAGAATTAGTTTTTCGTGTAATGACTTATGATCATATTCCAGAAGATTCAACACGTAAGAAAAATCCAAAAACAGAAGCAGATAGGCGTACTAAAGTTCCATTCCCTCCCTTTAAACATTATGCGTTTGTTGGCGATGAATTAAAAGAAGTTGGCCGTAGCCATTGGAAGGGCGGTCTAAAAAATGGAAGATTTGATTTATTAACTGGGAAGGTAACAAACGAATTGGCTATGATGTATCTTAAATTAGTTGAACGTTATAGTATGCGTAGTAACTGGCGTGGATATACTTATGTTGATGAAATGCGTGGCCAAGCATTATTGCAATTGTCTCAAATAGGATTACAGTTTGACGAAAGTAAGTCACAAAATCCTTTTGCTTATTATACGGCGGCTATTACAAATAGTTTTACCCGTGTATTGAACGTTGAAAAACGTAACCAAAACATTCGAGATGATATGCTCCAAGAAGCGGGTGCTATGCCAAGTTTTACTAGACAAATAAAACATGAGGAAGAGCAAAAACTTCAACGAGAGCAAAAGATGAAAGCCTCAGAGGAAGCAATTGCAAAAACCAAGTCGGAAGAAGAAAGTACAGGATGAACCATTATTTAATAGAGTAGCATGTTTTACAGATATCCATTTTGGATTAAAAAATAATAGTAAATTACATAACGAAGATTGCTTAAACTTTGTTAAATGGTTTATTAATGTCGCAAAAGAAAACAACTGCGAGACATGTATTTTTTTAGGAGATTGGCATCATAATAGGGCCAGTCTTAATGTAAGCACACTAAATTACTCGTTAAAGGCATTGACATTACTAAACAATGCATTTAATAACGTATACTTTATTAATGGTAATCACGATCTTTATTACAGGGATACTCGAGAACTAAACAGTATCGAGTTTAATAAATTACTCCCAAATTTTACTCAAATTAATGATCCATTCATTAAAGGTGACGTGGCGATCGTGCCATGGCTAGTTAGCAATGAATGGAAAAAGATTCAAAAAATTAAATGTAAATATATGTTTGGGCACTTTGAGTTGCCTAACTTTTATATGAATGCTATGGTTAAAATGCCAGATCATGGTACTATTAATGATAGCCATCTTTCAAACCCTGATTTAGTTTTTAGCGGCCATTTTCATAAGCGACAAACTAAAGGAAATATTGTTTATATGGGCAATGCTTTCCCTCATAATTATGCTGATGCTTGGGATGATGAAAGAGGAATGATGTGGTTTGAATGGGGCAAAGATCCAGTGTTTATTACTTGGCCAGATCAGCCAACATATAAAACACTTAAATTAACTTCATTATTAAATGATCCAGAAAAATATTTAAGTATAAAAGGAAATTTGCGTGTTAATATTGATACTAATATTACATATGATGAAGCAAATTTTATAAAAGAACTATTTACACAAATTTATAAATTACGAGAATTTGTTTTAATGCCGTCAAAAGATACCGAGCATGAGGATGGTGAAAGCATTGGGGAGATCCAATTTAAAAGCGTTGATCAAATAGTTATAACGCATTTACAAGATATACGAAGTGATACATTTGACCCAAATATTCTCGTAGCAATTTATAATTCGTTATAGGATTTATATGTTATTAATTAAAAATATTACATTAAAAAACTTTATGAGCGTTGGTGCAGTAACGCAGGCCGTTACTTTTGATCAAGACCAATTAACACTAGTATTAGGTAATAACATTGATCTAGGTAGCGATGGTTCTCGTAATGGTACCGGTAAAACTACATTAGTTAATGCCATTAGTTATGCGTTATTTGGAACAGCAATAACAAATATTCGTCGAGATAACCTTATTAATAAAACTAATGGTAAAAACATGGTTGTTAGTTTAACATTTACTGCCGGCGATCATGAATATAAAATTGAAAGAGGTAGACGCCCAAATAAATTTAAATTTTATGTAGATAATAAAGCAAATGAAGATGATGAAATTGATGAAGCTCAGGGAGAAATTCGACAAACCCAAAAAATAATTGAAGATATTATTAAAATGAGCTCAATAATGTTTAAGCATATTGTAGCACTTAATACATATACCGAACCTTTCCTTAATATGAGGGCAAATGATCAACGAGAATTTATTGAGGAACTTCTTGGTATTACCGAACTAAGCAAAAAAGCAGAAATACTTAAAGAACAAATTAAAGAAAATAAAGAATCAATTACTGAAGAAAATTATAGAATAAAGTCTGTGCAAGATGCTAATGAAAAGATAGAAGCACAAATTGAAAAAGCACAAAACAGAAGTAATAAATGGGATGATGAACATACATTAACTATTAATCGATATAAAGATGCACTTACAAAGTTATCAGAAATTGATATTGATATAGAGATTCAAGCACATAAAGATCTAGAAATTTATAATCAAAAAAGCACAGACATTCGACGTTATAATAGAGAAATGGCATTGCTTAGCCGACAAGAGAATAATGATTTATCAATGATTGATACAATTTCGGATAATTTAGAAATTGCTAAAAATCATACGTGTTTTACATGTGGCCAAGACATTCACGATAAAGCACATGAAAAAATTATTAATGAATTAACAGAAAAATTAGATAGTACAAATATTAATTTAAAAGAAACCTTAAAACTGATAAAAAAGTTACAACATAAGTTAGATAAAATTGGTGATCCTGGTGATGTGCCAGATACATTTTATGATGGTAAAGGTGATGCATATGATCACCAAGATAGTGTTAGTAGACTTGCAGATAATTTAGAGAAAGAATTAAAAACTAAAAATCCACATATTGAACAAATTGAAGAATTAAAATCAGGTGGCCTGCAAAGCATTAAATATGATACAACCGAACAGTTAGAAGATTTAAAAAATCATCAAGAGTTTTTGTTAAAACTGCTAATTAATAAGGACAGTTTCATACGAAAGAGTATTATTGACCAAAATTTATCTTACTTAAATAATAGATTAGATTATTACTTAACTAAAATTGGGTTGCCACACGAAGTACAGTTTTTAAGTGACCTTAGTGTTGAGATTACAGAGTTAGGTAGAGAGTTAGATTTTGATAATTTGTCGCGTGGTGAGCGGAACAGGCTTATTTTAAGTTTAAGTTGGGCATTTAGAGATGTATTTGAAAATTTAAACGAACCTGTTAATTTAATGTTTATTGACGAATTGATTGATAACGGAACAGATACAGCAGGAGTAGAGGCGGCGCTCTCAGTACTAAAAAAAGTAACAAGAGAACGTAAAAAGAATATATTTTTAATTAGTCATCGCGAAGAACTCATAGGTCGCGTATCAAATGTTTTAAATGTTATCAAAGAAAATGGATTTACTTCGTTTATTAAAGAGGACGAGTAGGAGGCATAATGTTAAAAGCATTTTTTAGAAGTAAACAATGGGCCTTATGGGCCTGGGGCGGAGGTGGTTTACTTGCTATCTCTTTATGGATACAAGTACAGATAACAGTAGCCATAAACAAGTGGTATGGCGGCTTTTATGATTTACTACAAACATCAGGAACATATAAAGATAATTCAGCAGAAGGTATTGCGTTATTTTACGATAAGTTAATTAGTCTTTCTTATTGGACTAATGGCTTCGAAGGTGACCCATCTTTTGTTGTGTTAGCATTCCCTTATGTTGTATTAGCAGTACTAACAGGTTGGTTTACTCGTGTATATGGACTGCGATGGCGCGAAGCAATAACGTTTAATTACATACCGCGTTGGCGTACAGTTAAGGAAGAAATAGAAGGCGCATCCCAGCGTATTCAAGAAGACTGTAATCGGTTTGCGCGAATTGTAGAGTCATTGGGTTTACAAGTTGTTAGAGCTATTATGACATTAGTAGCATTTATTCCAGTATTATGGGGTTTAAGTAGTGCTGTTGAAATCCCATTCTTTAGTGAAATACCTGGGTCATTAGTTTGGGTAGCTCTCACGGTATCATTGGGTGGTTTAATAATCTCATGGTTTGTAGGTTGGAAATTACCAGGACTTGAATACAATAATCAGAGAGTAGAAGCGGCGTTTAGAAAAGATTTAGTACTTGGCGAAGATGATAAAGCCAACTACGCACAGCCCGAAACTATATTAAGTTTGTTTACAGGAATAAAATTTAACTATCATAGGCTGTATTTACATTATGGTTATTTTGATACATGGATGATTATGTATGACCAATTTATGGTCATTGTTCCATACTTAATAATCGGTCCAGGTTTGTTTACTGGCGCAATATTGTTAGGTGTGGTAGTACAAGTTAGTAATGCGTTTAGTAAAGTACATGGTGGATTTGCATTATTCTTACATAATTGGACTACAATAACTGAACTTCGTAGCATATGGAAACGTTTGCACGAATTCGAAAAAAATCTCGATAAGTACGCAATTGCTTAATTAGAGAGGAGAGGGGCAAATACCCCTCTTCAACTGTAAGGTAAATATTAGTAATGAAGTATTTTGAAACAGAACCAGAAGATAATATTTTTACTGCATTAGTTGCAGATCTCACCCACCGTTGTAATATGGAATGTGCCAATTGTTATATCCCTAATCGTGCATTTCCTGATATGGACGCTAACAAATTATATTCATTTTTAGAACGTTTACCTAATAGAATATATGTTAGACTTATTGGTGCAGAACCAACAATGCGTGAAGATTTATTTGATATTATTCGTAATATTAAAAAGATTGGGCATAAGTGCAGTCTAACAACCAATGGGTTAAAATTAGGGCATAGAGATTATGTTAAGGAAATTAAAAATGCTGGCCTGCGCCTTATTTTAATTTCAATGAATGGCGCCGGCGATGATGATGTTTATAAAATTATTGATAGTGGAAAATATGCAAATTTAAAAATTAGAGCACTTCGTAATTGTATGTTAGAAAATATGATTATTAATACAGGAACTATTATTGCAAAAGGTATTAATGAACATACAATCGATGATCAAGTTAATTTGTTTTTTAATATAATGGAAGAAACAAATTATAAACCAAGAGTCAAACCTATATTACGTTTTAAAAGTGTTGGCAAAATTGGCAGGCATATGGATGGAGATACTACATATAATATTAATGAACTTATTGATCTTTTTAAACAAAAATTTGATATACAGCCTTCGGATCAACCAGTACAAAATAGTGGTAGGACATCTGTTGATGGAACCTATGGATTAATTGGAACTATATATGAATATAACAATGTTCTAATACGTTTTGTTGATTGGGAAGTTGACGATGACGGTGTAGTTGATTCAGGTAGTGAATATAGAGGACGTATTACTAAAGATTGGAAATGTGCTCCATTTTTTGAAAATATAAAGTTAAACGAATATGGATATTAATGAAATTATTAATAATCCAGATCCAGTAATATTGGGTATTATAGAAAAAGAATTACAAACATTATCAGAGCAAAATTTACATAACGTTGAAAATTACCAAGGGTTAATAACTGATATGAAGGACTATGATTGTTTTCATGTTATAACCGAGGACGATACACTTATTGCTTTCTGTGGTTTATACAGTAAACGTTGGAATAATGTTGGTAGAGCATTACAACGTGCATATAAGAATCCATTATATAGACGCAAAAGTTTAGCATATAATTCTACTGACAATATGCAACATTTA